AAATTAGGGTCATTGGGTATTCCTAAAAATCCGGCGCTAAACGCTATCATAACTAGTGCAGTGACTTCTTCTCTTAACAAAATAGCGTTTCCTAAAGCTATTCAAGGTGCAGCAGGATTGGCAGCAGGATTACCTTCTAGTTTGAATTTACCTACAAGTCAAATTACTAACGCACTAAGTAGTTTACAAGCAAGTGGTCAAAACTTAGCAGGTCTTGCGATGGGAGACTTATCTCTAGGCGAAGCTGGCCCATTAGGCGCCGCAATGTCTGCAATTGGATTTGGTGGCGCAGGCGCAATTAAGATGCCAAGTATAGGTTTAAATACTAATAATATTGCAGAAGTTAACGCTCAAATCAGTTCATTGTTAGAAGATTCTAGAATTCCTAAACCTGAATTTGGCGATGTAGATGAATCTGCGGCAGCGTTGTTAGATGCAATGTTAGCACAGAATGACCAAATTGACAGTGCATTTGACGAAATTGAAGGATTAACTGAAGAAGCTGAATCTGCAAGAGAAGAATACTTTGCATTAGAAAATGCATTACCCGCCGGCGATCCGCAATTAGCCTCAGCTAGAGAAAATTGGATTTCATTAAGTCAAGACTTGCAAAGTAGACTAGAAGCGATTGATAGCGTAATAAATCAATCAGTACTCATAGCTATTGATGATAACGATCTCGCATAAATAATATCATGCCTCAATATATTGGATTTAGCACAGTTGGTGCAAACTTACCCAGAACAACTAATGCTCCTGTCGGAAATGATGGTGGTGCCGGTACCGTACAGAAATCAATTAATACTGGTAGAAAATTTAGATTAGTTGATCAACCATTAGTAATTCAAGATTTTGTGAATGCTTTAAACATCCGTCAAGGACAGAAGGTTGGAAATCCAGGATACGGAACTACATTATGGAGCTTTGTGTTTGAACCTAATACAGCAGATGTTCAATTTAAAGTAGAAAACGAATTGAAACGTGTTGCTAGCTTAGATCCTAGATTATTAGTAAACACTGTCAAAGCATATCCGCAAGAGAACGGAATTTTGTTAGAACTAGAAGTAGCCGTTGCTCCTTTTAATCAAGCAAATTTGTTGAACGTCTTTTTAAGTTCTTCAACCGGCTCAGCCGCAATTCAATAAACCCTAATAAAAGACGGTTTTTAGGTATGATAAATACTTAAAAGAGATAAACCTATGGCTACAAGCTCACGACAATCAGCATTATTTGGGGTCAACGATTGGCAAGCGATCTATCAAACGTTCCGCGAAGCCGATTTTAGAAGTTATGATTATGAAACTTTACGCAAAAGTTTCATCGATTATCTACGTGTGTACTACCCGGAAACCTTTAATGATTACATAGAGTCCAGTGAATTCATTGCACTATTGGACGTTATTGCATTTATGGGTCAAGGTCTTGCTTTCCGCAATGACTTGAACACACGTGAAAATTTTATTGATACTGCGGAACGTAGAGATAGTGTTATTAAACTTGCTAACCTAGTAAGCTATACCCCCAAGCGCAACTTGGCTGCTCAAGGTTATCTAAAAATCGTAAACATACAAACCACTCAAAACATCACAGATTTGAATGGTACAAATTTAAGCAATCTTCCAATTCTTTGGAACGATCCTGCGAACCCTAGTTGGTTAGAACAATTCAACACTATTATTAATACGGCATTAGTTGACACACAACGAATTGGCCGACCCGGAAACACAGCAGATTTGTTAGGAGTAACTACTAGCGAATACACTATGAAAATTCCTAATACGTCATTACCAATAGTGCCGTTTACTTCGGTTGTAGATGGTATTGCAATGAATTTCGAACTATGCAGTGTAACCAGCGTTGACGAAAATTACATGTATGAGATTCCTCCTGCACCTAGCGGCAGATTTAACATGCTATATCGTAACGACAAATTGGGTTACGGTAGTCCAAACACTGGATACTTTTTCTACTTCAAACAAGGTATTTTACAAAATTACGATTTTACCTTAGAACAGCAAATTGCTAACCAAGTGGTAAATATTGATATTGAAGGAATCAACAATGAAGATACTTGGTTGTATCAGTTGAACACCAATAACGGTACTAGAGTTCTTTGGAATAAAGTTGAAAACATCTATGCTGATGCGTATTTGCAAACTGAAACTAGTAACAGAACAATATTTTCAGTGAACTCTAGATTCAACGACCAAGTTAGTTATGTGTTTGGTGATGGAGTGTTCAGTCAAATTCCAGTAGGTACATATCGTGCATACGTTCGTGCAGGCAACGCACTGACTTACACTATCGACCCTACAGAAATGCAGGGCATAACAGTGTCATTCAGTTATGTAAACCGTACAGGTAAAACAGAAATACTAACATTGGGTCTTGAACTACAACTTCCAGTATCTAATGCACAGTCACGTGAGCCATTAGCACAAATTAAACAACGTGCTCCAACTCGATATTATACTCAAAACCGTATGGTTAATGGTGAAGATTACAACAACTTCCCATATACATTGTATAGCTCTATCATTAAGAGTAAGGCAATTAATCGTAGCAGTATTGGTGTTAGTAAAAACTTAGACTTGTTAGATCCTACAGGAAAATATTCAAGTTTAAATAGTTTTGCAACAGATGGTGCTTTATGGCAAGACACTACTAATGGCTTTGAGTCGTTGACTATTAACACTGTTGGTAATATTATTACATTCTTAACTGACACATTGAATAGTGTGTTGTCCAGTAACCGTGTTGTTCAATACTACACTCAAAACTTCACACAGTATACTATTGATGCCGCATCTGGTGACGGTACAGTATATTGGAACGCTAGCACAGTTGATGGTAACTCGTTAACGGGTTATTTCTACAACATCACTGATGGCAGCGAATTACCTATTCCAATTGGTACATATTCTACTAACAACGTAAAATATATCACATCAGGTTCACTTGTAAAATTTGTAGCGCCTAGTGGTTTTTACTTTGATGCAAATAATAGACTAGTCTCAGGTATACCAGGTGCTAGTAACCAAACATATATTTGGACAACTACATTAGCCGTCATAGGTGATGGCTACAATAATGGTCAAGGCAATTTTGCTAACGGTACGGGCCCGGTAACATTGAATGGATATGTACCAGCCGGTGCTATATTAACAACCGTACTTCCTGCATTTGATAACTCATTGTCTAACGAAATTGTTCAGGAATGTATCATTCGTATGGAACTACAACAAAACTTTAGTTTAGTGTTTAACAATTCATTGACTATTGCACAAGATCGTTGGAGTATTAAACAATACGATGATGCAAATTGGTTTGTAAACTTTCAATATATAAACGGAAGATACATTGTAACTTATCGTTCTTTGCGCTATTATTTTGGTAGTGTAGAAGACACACGCTTTAGTTTTGAACGTGATAAGTTAGTATATGATCCGCTAAGTGGAAAAATTCTACAAGATTTCATTAGCGTACTAGCAACAAATACTCAACCTAATAGTAACAATCCATTGTCTAAAGCAATCAGTGTGAACATCGTGGGACAAACAGTAGAAAGTGATGGCTACATCAATGACTTTGAAGTTGAAGTAGCTAGTAATGATATTAACAATCGTGGATTAATAATCAATCCTGATTTCTTTCAAACAGTAACCGGGTATGTCACTGGTGGCGCAAACACAGGTATATACGTGTTTTTTGAATTAGTCGAAGATGCTATTAACTTATCTAGATATCAGATTGTGCCTACAACAGATGTGGTGCAATACCAAACTAAGACTCAAATTGAAGTAGCTAAATATGAGTATCCACTAGGACAATTGTTTTATGCGTTTGGCGAAACAACTTTTTGGAAAACAGTGCAGGATAATACAGTGAATACACCCTTTTATATATTAGAAGAACAACCTCAGTATTCTATTAAGTTTGGTCGTCAAGGATTACAATTTCAGTATCGTCACAATAGTAACAATACAACTAGAATTGACCCTGCAACAACGAACATTATTGATTTATATGTAGTGACTCAGAGTTATTACACTCAATATCAAAACTATATACAAGACACATCCAATACTGTGCCCATGCCACCTAAGCCAACTATCAATGAGTTGAGTGAAGAATATGGCGAATTGAATAATTACAAAATGCTTAGTGATAGTATGGTATTAAACAGTGTTGTGTTTAAACCATTGTTTGGAGCAAAAGCAAGTCCAAACTTACAGGCTACCATTAAGGTTATTAAAGCATCAAATACAAATGCCAGTGATAGCGAAATTCGAAGTGCAGTATTAACAGCTATGAACGCCTATTTTGAAATCAACAATTGGAACTTTGGTGATACGTTTTATTTCAGCGAACTGAGTGCATACTTGCATGATCAAGTAGGAGAATACATTAGTTCCGCAGTACTAGTTCCAAATGATCCTACAATGAAATTTGGAGACTTGTATGAAATAAA